CCGCTCAATCGGTATTTGATTTCGGTTGGTACGATTGCCATATTGATTCCCTATTACTCGTCATCGCCCCAAGATAGCTGGGGCACCATGAAACACCGGCAATTCGGAAGGCTTCCAGGAAGCCCCCGAGTGCCATCTTTGTCTATTACCGGCAGATTATCCAGAGTGAACACCTTGCCGTCCAGTCTTTCGTGAATCTCACGCGGGTGAGCGCCACCACGCGAGTGACGCCAGACGAATTCCTTAACGCCTGCCGACTTCGCCCGCTCGACTTGGATCGCAGATGTCACGCGACGAACTTGATTCATTGCGATCAGATCACGGCGGCGGTCTGTGATTCCTTCGTACTTGTCCAGAAACTCACGCACGTCAGCAAGGCCACGCCCGCCAGGCTGCAGGGATCGCATCACGCTACCCTCGATTTGCGTGTGGTACTTCTCGCCAATCGACTTGATCAAGGCGACGTTCTCTTTGATAGCGGATTGAACAACCTGCTTCAATGACGCTGGCATCTTGTCAGTCTTGAGCGTGATGCCGCCGCTCAACTCTTTAAGCGATGTGTTCAGGGTATCTGTGCTGGCCTTGTCCACGCCTCGCAGCATGTTCTCAACAATGACGGGCGCACGCTCACGGAACAGGCGCGCAAAGCGACGCTTCAGCGCATTGAGAGCAACGCTTGCCTTATTGGCAATCGACGCATCCATGACGATGGCCGGTGTGTCGTCAAACGTGGCAACCAGTTCGCGCCGATACTCACGATACATCAGGCGCAACAGCTTTGTGATCTCAGCGCTATACCGTTCAATCTGCCCAGCCGAAGGACGCAAAGCACCGCCAACCAGCTTGCCACTCGAGCGCTGGTCTACGTACTTCTCGCGTTTCTTGGTCAGGCGGATGTTGCGGGCCATCACTCAACCATTTTCTTTTCGGCAAACTTTCGGCCCCATGCGCGCACTTGATCTGCGCCGAATAGGCCAACACACCCGCCGATGAATGTAGCCCAATTACCAGACATGCCCAAAGCCTCGATCATGTAGGCGATGCTCAAAGCAATAAGGCCGCACAATACGGACTCCAAAACCCGGCGCATCATCCTTGGCTCTTTACCGTCATACATCACACGCACAAAAGCCACCATAGCGGCCAAAGCGGATGCCCGGAAAGGTTCGGGGAGCATGTCAATCAGTTTCATGATGGCGTCGGTGGTGTCCTGCATTTACATCTCTGGCAGTTGGGTTGGTGCTGCATTTTGCAACAATTCAGTGACCAAATCATCATCCTGCGGGACATCTTCCGCCAGGCCGAAGTAATCCGAATCCTTGTCGCGGCGCAATTGTTCGCGCACGTCCTCACCGTCGATTGCGCCAATACCGGCATATGCGACGGCGGCTTGCGCCTTCTTGAGGTTAACGTCAGCCCATTCCTGAGCAGTCGGGCTATCAAGCGGACGCCATGACGTCTCCACTTCGATATCCTCAGTGATGCCGAATTTAGGCTTGATGGCAGACAGCCACACCAATTGATGGTGACGTTCCAGCAGGGGGTCTAGGTCATTGGCTTGGATGGATTCCAGCATGATCCGGTAGTCCTCGGCTTCGGATTCGCCCGTGGCGTTAAAGCCCTTGGGGGTAGTGCCAAGCAGCTTGGTAGCTGGCACCTCAGCAATCGAGGCAACCAGTTGATACTGCGTCATGATGGTGGTATCTAGGTCTGCGAGGCTTGTGTCTTGCTGGGTTATTTCGTCGGCCTCTTTGTCAATTACCATGACACCATAGTTATCTCGCACCTGAGAAAAGTCTAGCATTCTCGCAATTGACTTTTGCAGGTCAGAGAAAAATCCTGCCCCGTCAGTCTTGTGGACGATAAGACGTTTTGTCATGGCCAGCTGCGGGGCCTCATTGGCCGTGCGCTCGGATGCGTACACGCGCTCGTAGATCAACTGCGGCACGCTCTTACCACCGTACTGATACATCGGCTTGATGGCATCAGGCACAGGGTGGGGGATGTACACGCACAGGTGGGATCGGTGGTAGCGCTGCTTTCCGATGACGTAATACTCAGGCTCGTAAAAGCGCAGCGATGCGGGATCGCTCAATGAGCCGTCGGTCAGCTCTGGCACGATCCAGATTGGGTCTACTTGCGAGATGCCCTGATACGATCCCGGCGTGACGCCATCCGGGTTAAATGGCTTCTCGTAGTATTGCGGGTCAGTGCTTCGCACTTTGAAGATCGCCACGCGGATACCGTAGATGCGGCCCATGTGGATGTATTTCCGCATGGCTGCATTGATGCCGTACTTCTTGTCCTGTTTCTTGAACTCTGCAAGGATTTCTTCGGATTGCGGCGTACCTTCTGGCAGGCTCACGTCATAGCCGACGCGCACCGCATCACGTGCTGGCATGTTACATGCTTTGTCCACCAACCAGTGCTGAGAAATGAGGGCAGATACCTGCCAGCTCACCACGCCTTGGGATGCGTACCAAAAGAACTGCGCATCAGGCACACCGGCGCCAGCTAGGTTTTGCTTGAACTCTGGAACAAGGCCCGTCGAACTGTCCATTGCTGCGCCGCTTGCGCCCGCTGGGGTTTGGAATGCAGCCGACAGAATGGCTAGCTTGTCCATCGCTGCGGATGTACGCACATGCTCTCCATCTGTTGTGTAGATGGAAGCTCTAGTAGCCAGCTGCGGCTCAGCATGTGGCTTTGGTTTTCGTCCGAACATTTGCGGGCCTTAGCTGTAGATAGATTTGCGTTTGCTGTAGAGGTCACGCAATGCCTGACTCATGGCATCAACGCGGTCATCATTTGCAGCCGCTGGGAATGTGGTTACCTCTTCCACGAATTCACGCACCCAAGGCGCAATATCAGGATGAGGCAACCAAACATTACCAGATTCCCACTCGGCGGTGCAAGCGTGGGCACGGGCTATTTTACTGCCATCCGGCTCAATAGCAACCATACCTGATATTTCGGCTTTAAGCGAATCAAGAATGGCGGGGCCGTTTGCCTTGTCTTCAATCAGTTTACGGCGCGCCTCTGGGTATCGTGCTGTCATGTTCTTCACGGCTTGCTTTGACGCTGTAAAGCCCATGCGCTCACGCACCTCATGCAGCAGGTATGTGTTAGCCCCGGCCTTTGCCCATACCTGACCGGCCACATAGTCCGAACCTTCGGAGTCCTTGAACGTCATGTCCCAAGACTGGATGACCTTATCGAACTTGGTTGGCAAGTCTTTTGGCAGGTAGTACCTTACCCCCAAGTCCTTGAAGATCGCCCCGCCTAGCGTCTTTGGTGAGCCTTGGTACATGGCAGACCAGAAGTAATCACCCAAGGCTTGCTTGGTCTCTAACAGCTTTTCAAGTGGGTGCAGGTCAGGCACCAGAGGCTCACCCTTGTCATTGATCGCTGGAAAGCTCAGGCGCCTAGCCTTGGGGTTTGCTGCCAGCACGCGCCCGGATAGGTCATCAGTGGCCCAACGGGTCGCCATGATGATGTGCCCGCTGTTCTTTGACAGGCGAGTCAAGAACGTGGACCCGTACCACTTCCAGATTGATTCCTTGACGGTCGGGCTTAGGGCCTCTTTGCTGTTCTTGATGGGGTCGTCGATGATCCCGATATCAACACGCTTACCCGTCAGAGGACCGCCTACGCCTTGACCTACATATGCGCCACGCCCATTAGGCACCTCGAATTTGTCGCTATTGGCTACGCCTCCGCTTTTCGCCATAGACGAATGCGGGAACAGTTGCGCGTATTCAGGCGTTGACATGATCGCCTGAACATCCCTGTTCATGTCCGACGCAAGGTCTTTTGCATAGGACAGACCAGCTAGGCGCAAATCTGGATAATGCCCAAAGATGAACGCAGGCAGGTATCGAGATACCATGTCCGACTTGCCGTGCTGTGGCGGAGCTTCCAGGATCAGCAGAGGGCGCAGACCGGCTAGGCAGTCAGCCAGGAATCGCTCAAGCTCGGCGCAGACCTTAATCGAGAAGTCGCTGACGATGTAATCCGGGTTTATGTACCGGATAAACGACAAAAGGGAGCGCCTAGCCTCCCTGCGTCTTAGCAGCTCTTTCGCTGCTTCAGCCCTTGTCACCATTGGCGATAGCGGCTAACTCGGCGTCGCTTAGGTCTGATACGTCCTTGGTTAGGATTGGTCCGCCGTTTGCGCCGGTTAGCTCTTGGGTGATCTTGTCGCCGTACTTCTTGGGCGCCAGCTTGGACAGCAGCCATTTTCGGGTGTCTACTTGCAAGCGTTGCTTGGCGACTGCGCCTGTGTCAGTTGTGCCCATTGGCGTGGTAGGTACGGCAGCATCAGCAATGTCGAGAAGGTCTTCTGACATAGAGTGAACGCGGGCATTTAGCGCAGACTCATAACGCTCCCTTAGCTTGTCGTCCTCAATGATCCACATGTAGAACGACTTGCGGGAAGGCATCCCAGGCTCGGAACAAATAGCGTTGACCGATTCGCCAGACATGATGCGCTCTAGGATTTCGTCCACGAGCGATTCATCCCGAGTGATCCGAGGCTTTCGCGTAGTTGTTACCTTTTCAGACATACTCTTACTGTATCACTTCACGATGCGGTAGGCGATGATGTGGTTTCTGCGCCAATCAGAATCACACAAAGATACTGGACCGTGCTCACTAAAATCTCGAAGGCGAATCATGATCGTC